GTTGAATGAGGTTGCAGTGTTTAATTCAAACCTAGCTTACGCTACACGTTTGTTCACAGAAAACACAACCACTAAGCAAGAAAAAATCAATATCCTCAGGAGATTCGATTCAGTAGAAACATTGAAAGAATCAAAAGGACTATATAAAACGTTTAAAGACGAATTCGAAGGTAAGTCGGCAAATACAATTTCAGAGTCTATGTCTGAAAAGGTATCTAAGTCACCATCTAAAGGTTCTTCTTCTAACCTTATAGAGTCTAAGACATATGAGAATCCACAGTTCATGAGAATGAAGGATTTGATGTCAAAAATAATTAAATAAAAATAAAACTTAAAATTAAAAATTACTAAAATGGGAGCATTATTAGAATCAGGTCTTGTAGGTAACATCGGGTTAAAACACCTAAAAGTTATCAAAGAAGACACAATCAACAAATGGGACAAGCTAGGTTTCTTGGACGGACTAAAAGGTCACTTAAAAGAAAACGTGGCTCAGTTATACGAAAACCAAGCGTCTCACTTAATTAACGAAGCGGCAAACGCTTCTGACTCAGGTTCATTTGAAACTGTAGTCTTTCCTATCGTTAGAAGAGTATTCTCGAAATTACTAGCTAATGATATCGTATCAGTACAAGCTATGAACTTACCAATCGGTAAATTGTTCTACTTTGTACCTAAAATCCAAACAGCAAACGCTGGTGGAGTAGACGGTACACACTATAAACCATACGGAGCACCAGGAGGTCCAACATCTACGGATACAGGATACACTGCTGGACAAAAGAATCTGTATGACCAATTTTATGAAGGTGAAACACCAAATTCTGACCCTGCAGGTCTTTTCGATTACTCGAAAGGTAAATACGCGGCAATTACTAAAACTCTTGTTAACGTAATATGGAGTGGTAGTGAATTAGTGGTTGACCCAGCTTCTGCTTACACAGGTAACACAAGAGAAGTGATAGTTGCACTATCTGGTTTCTCAAGTGCTGGCGCTGGTAAATTAATCGGACCTGACGGTAACGCAATGGATACTGAAGAGTTCTTAGCTTCTTTAGAGGTTAAAACTGCAAGTGGTACTAAGTACTGGAACTTTAATGTGGTAACACAGAAGTACGGTAAAGGTATTGTAGGATACGGTAGTGAAGCATCTACAACATTCCCAACTAACGGACCTGGTGGAAAATATGACAATATCTGTGATATTGAAGGTATTATCTACTTATCTATTGATACTTCAACTCCAGCTGCGATTGGTTCAACATCATCATTAGATGGTTACACGGGTACTACATTTGCAACTACACCATCATTCCAAGCAACTTACAGAATCTATGAAACATTAGAATTTGAAGATGCTATTGGTGAAGTTTCTTTCGACCTTGAAGCAGTTACTGTTTCTGTAACAGAAAGAAAATTAAGAGCTCAATGGTCTCCAGAACTTGCACAAGATGTTTCTGCATTCCACAACATCGATGCTGAAGCTGAATTAACAGCTTTATTGTCTGAACAAGTGGCTGCTGAAATTGACCGTGAAATCTTAAGAGACTTGAGAAAAGGAGCAGCTTGGTCATTACGTTGGGATTACAACGGATGGAAGAGAGTATCTAATGGTTCAGTTAACTATAACCAAAAAGACTGGAACCAAACATTGATTACTGCGATTAACCAAATCTCAGCTCAAATTCACAAATCAACATTAAGAGGTGGAGCTAACTGGATTGTTGTTTCTTCTGAAATTTCAGCAATCTTTGATGACTTGGAATACTTCCACGTATCAAACGCAGCACCAGACCAAGACCAATACAACATGGGTATTGAGAGAGTAGGTACGTTATCAGGTAGATACCAAGTTTACCGTGACCCTTACTTCCCACCTAACACAGTATTGATGGGACATAAAGGTTCTTCTTTATTGGATACAGGGTACGTTTACGCACCATATGTACCACTACAGTTGACACCAACTATGTATAACCCATTCAACTTTACTCCGATTAAGGGAATTATGACGAGATACGCTAAGAAAATGGTAAACAACCGTTTCTATGGTGTAATTACAGTTGATGGTGTAAGAACGTTC